TGTAGTCAAAGTAAAATCACGACCGGTCATAATATCGGTAAAGTCTCCGATATCCTCATCTTCAGCCATTGAAAGCATCTCCATGTAGATCTCCTTACCAAAGCCCCAAAGCTTAACTCCCTCTTCTTCTTCACCTCTAACGACTACAGGTACGAATACCCTCATCTTAGGATCCAACTTACGGGCCAGACGATAATTGTCCTTATCACCGGTAGAACGTAGCTGCTTGCCGAATTCTACAATCGGATCTTTTTCACCCCAGTTAGTTGGAGAGATGATAGGACGATCTCCGATTCCGTAATGGAAGTAAATTTCTGAGAAAGGATTAGCCTTATCGAATTGAGAAGGTACTACCCTGATTACTTGCTTGCCTACTGACGGACGCCAGAAGACCATTTTTCGACCTCCGCCGGAAGGTCGCTGATTCTGCTGCTGGAGGTTATCCAGCTTCTTTTTAATAGCGTTTAAATCCATATAACTTTTTATTTATAACTAAAGATAGTGACTTTATTTCTAAAGATCAACTATTTTATGTATTTTTGTTTTAAGAAGTTTGAGATCTCCTTGCTGGGTGAGTAGAATAGTATTTCTATAATGCTGCCAGTTAATTCTAAACTTTGTATCTACTATACCTCCGTTCAACTCTTTGATAAGTTCATTTAAGGCATTGATAGTATAAAGGGTATTAGTTTCTTTTTTTCTATGAACTAGTATAGTGTCTTCCGGAATTGCATTTACTGATGGTCTGTCTACATTATAAGTGCAAACATACTCCCCGCTGTTTTTAATTTCTAAAACAAAGATCTTATTATATAGTATAGTGTATTCTTGAGATATTGCAAAGATGAAATCATCGATACCTTTCTCCTCCACAAAAGTACAAAAAAGTTTATTATTCACGTCCTCGGCGTTTATGCTGTCTATATCATAAATATCACAAAGGCCGGGCTGAATCATAGTCTGTTCCATAGGTTAATTTTACTCTTAATTTTTTCTCCTCAAATATTGCTAATATACTCTTTAACGTTTCTTTATCCTCTTTTGAGAAATCAAACAAGAATGCATCATACGTATAAAGAATTAATTCTGTCTTGGTATTATTAATAATATAAAGTATATCTTTCAGAAGTTCAACGTTATTTGCAGTTTCTAGGTTTTGAATCAGATAATTAAATAGTTTCTGAGGATTCATATTCTCTAGATCTTTTGCTTTGAAAACTTGGCCGGACTTAAATCCTTCAAATTCTCCATCGGCCATAAAGTCCTTCCAGACGTCGGCAATGAATTCCTTGGTTAACTTAAAGAATTCAAAATCCTTATATTGATCGTAGATATTACCGTAAAGCTGTCTAAAGACTAGATTCTTAGCCTCTGATCGTTCCATCTCAAACTGCTCGGCAAAGTCTTCATAGATATCGCCGGTCGGTGAATTATAACCAACCAGCTGTGAAATCAAAGTCGGATGATAGGCCGTCAGATCTATTTCTAATAGAAAATCGTTTCTAGGAATGAATACCGATCTACAGCCGTTTTCTTTATTCAAGGCAGCAAAGTTGATAGTATTAAAAGCATTTGAAGGTCTACCGGTTAAGGTATTTAAATTATACTGGCTGAATGCCCATTCATTATACCGGTTTAGAAAGGGTCTCTCAAGTTCAAAGTATCTTTCAAAAGCACTATTCACTTTTAGACCGTTACGTTCTATAAACCAGAAGACATCTGAGATATCCTGTTTATATTGACTATATTCATATTTCTCTATAATAGGTTTATACTGACTGAATAGCTCTTCACACTGCTCAAAATGCTTTACTATCGGGATGATAGAATTTAGATTCTCATCTGAATAGAATTTCTGGGAGAAGTACTGATGGGTTTGGTTTTTCTTAACTTCTATTTGGTTTCCAATTCCTACATCAAGGACATTCTGACCAAAGTAAAAATAGTTAAATGCTTTCTTATCCGGGGTATAAATTTTCTCTAGACTGGATAGCAGATCTTTAACCTGTGAAGGGTCAAACTTTAGAGCTTCCGGATGATAAAAGTTAATAAAGTAACCCCTATCCTGATTCTGATCTAGATTTCTAATATAAAGCCCTAACGGGGAATAGATACCCGGATGAATCTCCGGATGTCTTTCTACCGGTACGGCAAAGATCTCTCTGCCGATACAATATTTAAACTCTTCAAACTGCTCTTGGGTTTCAATTAGCCAAAACATAACCTTTACCTTAAGATAGGTAAGGTTTTAGAAAAGATCAACTTTCTTTATAGAATTTAAGCCAGTCTTGTTCTAAGTAATCTGATAAGAAAGTTAGTTGTAAGAATTGTTCAGCTTTTGTAGTTATAGTTCTGTTTGCTTCAATTACATCACCTTTAGGACCGGTGAGAGTCCAAAGTAGTCTGAAGGGTAGATAGTATTTACTATATACTTTAGTATCCTGATTTTTTATTGAGCTAAAGATTTTTCTATTGATCTCTATGTAGAGAGGTTCGTTTCTCTTTTTAACAAAAAACCTAAAAAATTGACCTTTTTGATAATCCTGTTCTGTAGGTTTAATGTCTTGAGCTAATATTCTTGCTGCATCTCCTACCTGATCTGGACGTTGTCCTTGGAGTTTGATATATTGATCTAGCATTTTAGCATCGTACAATGTATCTCTATAAGGAACTTGTATATCAGGATCTTCTGTTTCTAAAGGTATGTAAACAGCCCGTCCCTCAAAGGGAGTTTCGTCCTGTGTTGATGTAAGTGTGAATATTGGTACGATTTCTTCTGAGAATGGAGCATTAGGGGTTGCTCCGGAGAATGTTTGTCCGTTATATAAGCTGTAGTAGGCCCCGGTATATTCAATTCCAGATGCTAGATATACATACTCTCCTCCGGCTGTGAATAAGTCTGTTTGAATTCTATTTAAAGGTATATACGGCATATGTCTTAAAGATCAACTGAAAATCGGGTGTAAATCCCAAATTTAGACTTGTTTGTAACTCTACTAAATCTGGCCTCTAGACGATCTTCATAAGTATCGTCAATTGTGTTTGGTGACTTATAGTAAAAAGTTACATAGTAATAGATTGCCCATGCGTAAGCATCTCCTTTCCACTTGGTTTTAATATCATTTTCATATTGCTTAGCCAGGTTTATAGAATTAGCATCTTTTGCTTCATTAAGTTTAGAAAAACGGTTTTTCATTGAACCCCAAGCATTTCTACTTCTTTGAACTGTTGTTTCAAAATCCTTCTTTTTATCGTTATTTACCCATGATTTTTTATCCCAGTGGTATCCAACGGTTGCTGATACTTCTCTTAGATTTTTTAAAAGTGTGTTATACCCGGCTACTACGTTTGGGCAGTTTTTTGCTGGCTGGGATGCTTTTTCTCGTTCATTTAAGCTCTTCTCAATCCTCTTTAACATATCGATAATTTCCGGTACCGGCGGTACATCAAATTTATCAAACCTAAAAGAGTTGTGAGTATAAATTCCTGGTTCTCCTTTAAGAGCTTTTCCGCTTGTTTTTCCATAACCCGGAAAGCAATCTTCATATACAAACTTCCAAGGCTTACCTTTAGGTGAAATATCAGGGTTATTTCCAATTATACCGTAAATTAAGCTCTCTAAAGATCTAATCTGAGCTTCAGGAAACTTTTCCCAGTATAGGAAACCTTTCCATTTTGCCGGATTTCCGTTCTTATCAACAGATTTGGAAACTTCATCTTCTTTGTAGATTATCGAAGTCTTAATAGTATCTCGGTAGGTATTATTTCTACCTTTTGTTAACATTCCGACATTATTAATCTCAATACCTACATTAATCATATCTCTTCTTTTATACTGCTTTCTAGTTATTTTCGGATTCACAGATTTATCTATATCTTTTCCTGCTTTTGTATTAACTCCTAAATGGTAACCCCACTTATCATACGGGTATAGCTGGTCATACGATCCATCTTTATCTAAAATAAAATGTGTTGATACTCCAGAAGTTCTACCGCTGAAATCTTCAACTACTCTGCTTAATGGTACTGTTTTAGGGTAAACAGTGTAGTGTAGTGTTATTTGAGATTTTTTTGATGTTGTACTAAAGAATTTTCCGTTGTATGGAAGATTTTTAACTAATGTTTTTCCTGTTCCTGTTGCTACAGTTCCTCCTGTTCCAGCTACATCTTGTTCTCTATTACGAGCATCTTCTGCAGCTTTCATATCCGCTTTAGCTTTGTCTAATTTAGCTTTTTTTGCTTCACGTCTTGTATTATCAGGTTCTTCAGCTTCACCAGGAGATGAAGAAATCTTATTTTTAGTTTCTAAAACTGGTACAGTTAGTGTTTCTAAACTAGTTGTCCATTGATTTCCAGAGACGCTGTGGCTTACTCCTTTTAAAATAAATGCAACCTTCCCTCTATAAGATTTAGGTAGTATGGTATCTTCAAGGTATATCTTATCAAAAATTTTAATACCGGAAATTCCCTTCATTTTGATTTGTAAATTGAAAGGTATAAAGAACGGAGCTGGTATCGTTTCTGTTGTTGCAAGATTTCCTATACAGAATTTAGCATAAGTACTGTTAGAAGAAACTGCTGTTTTAATTATATCTTTATCTAATTCTCCAAATTTATAAAATTCGTTTGTACTTTCCTGAAGTTCTATTAAAGTTGTGTCAAAGGCTACGAACGGGTCAGCTTCTCCTGCAGCATCTTCAGCAGTTCCAGGTTTCTGTTTTTTAGCTATCATTCTATCCACTAGACCCTTATTAAATTCTGAAAATGCTGTTGCATTTTCTCCTGGTTGATTTCCACTGGCTTGGGCTCCTATGGATATTTGAGAGGCAAATTCATTACTTAGTTCTGAACTAAATGATATGTCAAGGAAAGTGGTTCCTTTTTTACCTGTTACTCCGTACGGTTTTAATGTAGTTTTATTCTCCTGTACTACTTGTATATGAGCTCCTTCATCGTAAATACTTAAATAAGGTCTAGACTCCTTATCATTATCTTTTATACCCTCATGAATTACTCTAGTTTGAAATTTATTAATCCCTCCTACTGCTAAAGTAATTCCATCTAAGATTTTTTGAACAAAATCTATTAAAGATAAATCTCCTTCTTCATCGGTATTGTCATCAAAAACCCTCATAATAAAATTGAAGTTAAGCATAACTTTCATCAGGTCTCCTACAGCTCCGGTATCATCAAGTAGAAACTCTCTTTTAATACCTTTCTTATTTAAAACTGCATAATTAAAACCGGAATAGGTTAAATTCTCACCTTGAACTTTTGGATAGGCTACAAACGGAATTAGACATGTTAAAGGATCTGCTGAGATTTGACCGGGGAAGGTTATCATTGCTGTATTACCGTATCCACAGTCTATACTTACTAGTGGAAGACCTGCTTCATCTTGGAAAATTGTTTGTTCAATGATCTTAAGTAGTGCACCAAAGGTTAAGTAGTATTGGTAGTTACCTAAATCTTGGTCGTCTGCTGAGCTTACATCAAAACCTACTCTTATACATTCTGATTCCTGTACTTGTACAACACTTCCTTTAGATGCTGCATTTGACTTAGCAGAAACTCCTGTTGTATTTGGTAGTGTTTCTACGTTTAATTCTCCAATTCCTGACAGAGTAGGGCTTGGAAAATTAGTTGCTAAGCTAAATAGTATTTTATGAATCTGTGATTTACTTCTATTAGCTAAAAGTTTATTTAGGAAGGTCTGATCATCAATTACATCATTAATATCTCCTAAAAGATCTCTCGCTCCTGAGATAAAGCTTGTGAAGAAAGAGGCAATCTGTTCACCTACAAAACTTAAACCGGATCCAATACTATCAAGAATACTGCTATCTTCATCTGATTCAGCATCGTTTTTAATTTTTGCCTTTCTTTCCTCTCTTTCTTTTTTAGATTGTTCTAAAGATTCTACAGTTGCTGTATTAATTTTAAGATTTTCTATTATATCACCGTGGGTAATAGTCTTGATGGTAACACTGTAGGATAGATCTGCGTTAAAGGTCCATTGAAAATTAACAATCTTTCCAAAAAATCCGTCGTAGTTAAAGTCTGTTGATTCTTTCTGCTTCTTTATTTTGTTAATAAGTACACCTTGGTTCTTATTTCCATTTAGAAAAGTAGTTAACGCTCCGTCAACATTACCTACTTGTAGGGCTTTAGGTTGATTTTGATTAGTAACATACTTAGTATGACCCCATTCTACTAAAATACTATAACCAGGTCTAAGGTATAGTTTTTCAATAGTATTAAATTGCTCAAAGGTAAAGCATTTAATAGTTATATCACAGCTTGCCAGTGCTCCGTTATTCTTATATTTAAAATCTAGAGTTTCAATTCCGGGTTTTGGACGGTATCCTTGAGTGGTACTAAAATCATAAGCTTCTACAAAATAGTTATTTGACTGTCCACCAACTGCGGCATTGCTTTCTGCTGTTCCTCCAAAAAGTACAAAGTTTTTAGCCTCCGTACTGCTTCCGTCTATATTTACAGATGAAGCAAGTCTGGCCCAGGCTGTACTGTTTTGGGTTTGTATTGTTGGAACATCTCTATTGGTTCCGGCGTAAAGTTGTTCTCTGGCTTGTAACTGTTTCCTTACATTTGCTCCTAGATCTGCTCCTACTATTCCCATAACTATTACTTTATTTTAAAGTTCGTTTAATAAATTATATCTCATAATAGCTTCCGATACATTGGCCGGAATCCTTATTTGTGTTCCTGGTTCTACTATTAAAGAGTCTTGGGGTAGATTATCGTTAGCAGTAGAAATAATCCAATATAGGGTAATATCTCCATAGTACTGTGCTGCTAGTAAATCTAACCTATCCCCGACAGTGGTGATTACGTAGATATCGTTTTCAGCTACAGGTATTTCAGGGTACTTCACCGTCCGGTAAAACGGTACCTTTTTTATTGCTTTTCTATTTACAAATACCTGTGTGTTTTCGTATCTTGCCATTGTTATATTTATGTAGTACGTATAAAGTCCTTTTTATAAGCCGGAAGGAAATCGTGTATTGGTGTAAAGTTAAAGGTACCTACATTTATTAAATGAGGCAACTTATTTTTTTCGTTTGTATCAATTCCGTTATTATTACGCCCTATCTCCCAAGGAGATTCTGAAGGGATATCTAGGTTAATTGCGCTTACGAACCCAGGGGTCTGTCTTAACCAGTCTCCAACGGTTAGTTCAACAAATACTCCTCGCATGAAACCTCCTTCGCTGTAATCTGGGGCTGTGGTTGATACCAACCTGTTTACTTTTTCATATAACCTTAAAAGTTCCGGTCTTGATTGAGCATGAATTTTAAAGCTCATTGAAAAGTCTCTAGAGAAGCCTTTATAGGTATGAAAATCTTCCGCTCTTCCCATCATCTTAAAACTTTCCCATTGTGCTGAAAAGCTATCGGATACGCTATCTATAAAAGCTCTAAACTGTATAAGTGTAGGATTAACAGAATCATTTTCGTAAATTTTTATATAAAAAGGAATTAAGTCATTCATTACTGTAACTTGAGTTCCTAATTTTTTATAATTTATCCTATCCGTACCCTGTCCGGCTATTTTAGCTGAGGATGGATCTCTCTTCCTATTAATATTTTTATAACCAGGTAATCCAATTTTAAATTTCTTATTTAAGTTAAAGGAGGTACTACTATAGGCTGCTCTACTCTGATCTGTATCTTTTCTAAAATCTTTAGGATCTGATGCTACGGCTTCATCTCCGTAAACCTTCTTATTATCAATCTGTTTCCTAGTTAATAAGTTTTTAGGGTTGTTTTTTGCAGATT